TCCGTTTAGCTCGATATAAACTTGAGATGATCGGGCCAGCATGAATAAGATAAATCCCATGTTTTCCATGCTCGTCAACCAAAGCCTGCATGAATTCATCACGTGTTACAGCAGCATTTTTTTCGTCACGGTTTTGGCGGGCTAAATTTTCCTTCCGTTTTTTCAACAAACCAGACAAAGTTCTTAATGCTGGTTCATGCCAGGATTGAATATGCTTTCGTTGTTGTTCAAAGGTACTCATGACACCTCCGCTAATGCTTGCTCAGCTTTTGTTAGGCGGCGTTTAGCGTTGAGCTCTGCTACTGTTGCTGTACGGATTTCTTTTGATGAAACCAGAATCAAATGATTCTCCGATTTGATAGTCCACAACCTAGTCAAAGTTTTATTTTTAACTTCAAACAAATCATTTGATTTAAAAGTGCGGCACTCTTCAGTAAGTACAACAACGTCACCAGATAGAAATTCTGGTAAGTTGTAATTAGCCGATTGATTTGCTAAATTGTTTTGCATATTCGATTCCTCTAGCAAGTAATTGAATTAACTAGCCTGATGGACCAGATCAGGCTTTTTCTTTCTTTACCTTAGAAATATAAGTTGCAGCTTCCGACTTAAGCGCCTCTCGAAGTTGGCGAATGTGGTTTTCCATTTCTTCTAAGATTTCTTCTGTATCTGCTAATTCCGCAGGTGTAACAACTCCATCCTCTAAAACTTTGTGGACCTGTTGATTGGTTTGGCCATTGTTAATATTTATATGTAGCAAGGTTTCAACAATGCTGACTTCATGGCCTTTCTCATCCACTTGATTAGCTGGCACTAGAACATAACCAAGCATGTGTGCCCATGCCTTAACTAAAGCTGGGTTGCGTGTAAACTGAATCATTGCCTCAAGCTTCTTAATACTTGGTAAATGGCTTTCCATATTTGGGTTTGCGTAATTAAGTACGCTCTTGTAAGAGTCACCAAGTACGTTTGCAATTTCTTGCGGCGTAACTCCTTGTGACTGGTGAATCATCTTGTAAATTGCTGTTTTAGCCTCTGGGCTTAAGTTGATTACACTCATATGTGAATCCCTCTTTAAATTTCACGTATACGCACGTTTGCTAATTTGTGAGAATTAGCTCACGGATTGGTTTTGCTTCTTAAGGTTCTTGCGAACATATTCCCAGTTAATATCTGGTCGTAATTGTTCTGCCTTAACTTGACCCTGAGTAATTTCCTCAATTTTCAAACAGCGATCTTCTGGAATTTTCTCAGGATTCCATTTGCTAGCAGCCCAAGGTGTAACCCCTATTTTTCGAGCTAAAGCTGAGATGCTCCCTGCAAAAGTCACAGCGTTATTAAATGCTTCATGTGGAGTAGTCATAAATGACACCAAAAAACCTACTTAAAGTAGAAAGAAATATACTACCAAAAATAGAATTGGTGCAACTAAAAATTGATAGTAAAATTCTACCCACAGTAGAAAAGAAGCCTATTTTGATGGAAGACGCTAAATACAAAGACTTTGCGGACCGACTCAACGCATTGATGAAGGCAAAAGACTCTCCAATTAAAACTATCAATGAGTTAAAAAATGCTATTGGTGTTTCTTATGAGATGGCTCGTAGATATACACTCGGTTCTGCTAAACCAAGAATTGAAAAGCTACAAACATTGGCTGATATTTTTGGAGTGGAAATTAGTTACTTAGACCATGGCACTAAGTTAGACAATAATATTGATTTATCAGATAAAGTTGGTTTCGAAGGACGCAGGGTTCCAGTAATCTCTTGGGTTGCGGCTGGTTCATTTACACCGATTGAGACAGTTTTGAAAGATACGGAAATTGAAGAATATTTACCGCCAAATAGAAGATGCGGGAAAAATGGATATGCTTTAAAAGTAGTAGGATATTCTATGGCTCCAACCTTTCTACCGGGTGATAGAATATATGTGAATCCAGACATTCAAACATTTGATCTTAAAACAGATGATCTTGTAATTGTAGCTTGCGCTGGCGATTCAGAGGCGACTTTTAAAAAGCTTATCATTGAGGGCGAAGGAACAAGTAAATTCTTGGAACCATTGAACCCAGACTGGCCTGATAAAATTATTAAACTTTCCGAGGATTGCCGCCTTGTTGGAAAAGTGGTTGGCTTGTACCGAGATATTTATTGAATTTCAGCTTATTTTCTTTGAAACCAATTATTAATTTTTTACTTTAAACCCACTTTTTGTGGGTTTTTTATTATTTAAAACTAATAATATACAACTTTAAGTAGGAAATAATCCCTACTATGTATTGACTTAATTTCTACTTAAAGTAGTATTTGTCTCGTAGACAACAAAAAAGCACACCGCCCCTCCCCAGGTCCGATGTGCTTTTGCAAAACTGCGAGATCAATTATGAACGTAAAAGTTAACTCATTCAACTCCTTTGCATTTGTCAGCATGGCTGCTCTTGCAATCTCAGGTGGTTCTTTAGTTGCTTGCCAATTGCAGCCAGCTTTCCAAGCAAAAGAAGCCCCTTCTCTATTTACCCCTAAGACTCAACCAAGTACTTACGGGGTTTTAACCGCAAAAATCACAGGTAAACATTCTGGCGTTGCTGTAATTAAATTAGATAGCTTCCGTTTAAACGTTAGCTTTGATTTTGAAGCTCATCCAGACAGCTACGGCGTTCCGGGTTCTGAATTCACTGCTGTTGAAATTACTCAACTCACAGTAAATGAAATTACTGATGTTAATGGTAAGTCATATAACGATTTCACCGAATTTGAAGACATCCGAAACATCAATGGCCTTCTAAAAGGCTTCATCGAACGTAACAAGTTGGTGGAGGCTGAACATGTCTAATTTCAAAAAGCACCCTGACGGCTACAAGTCTTATTTGGGCCGTGATGATAAAGGTCTTTATTCCGTACGTATTAAGTGGGCTATCTATGCTGCAAACGCTAACGGCTCAGTACTTTACGAAATTAAAGATGGCGTTAAAAAGCCACTTAATGTTGAGCAATTTAAAGCTAAGGAACCAAAGATTTTCGCTTCTCTTATGCAAGTAATCGACTTCCAACGCAGAAAGCAGCTCGCTATAAAACTGCGTGAAACAAATATCCCTACTTATGACCGCAAGGCTTATAAAACTAAGCGCGGCTTCACTGGCTCAAGATAAGGATAATAAAATGGCTCTACCGATTATTACTGCTGACCAAACTTTATTGGTTCAAGCAATTATTGTGTACCTATACGCTGATCCGGGTTTAGGTAAATCATCGCTGGGTTTTACTGCGGAAAAAGCAATTTCTTTTGACTTTGACCGTGGTGCTCACCGTACTGGTGAATTACGTCGAGGTGCGGTTGTACAGGTTCAACAATGGAGTGATGTTGCAAACCTTACTCCGCAGGACTTAGCACCATATAAAACCGTAGTCATTGATACCGTGGGTGCAATGCTTGAATGCATTAAAACCCACCTGTTACTTACGGCAAATAACCGTCAAAAAGATGGTTCTTTAAAGTTAAAGGCTCAAGGTTTAGCGAACCAAACATTCAAGCAATACATCAATACTTTGATCAGTTTAGGTAAAGATGTTGTTTTCATTGCACACGCATCAGAAGATCAAAACGGTGATCAAATTATTTACCGCCCAGATCTAGGTGGTAAAAACCGTAACGAGCTTTACCGTATCGCAGATGTCATGGGTTATCTAACAACTGTTACTACTGGTGAAGGTAAAAATGCCCGCGTTATTAATTTCAAACCCTCACCTACACATCATGCGAAAAACTCAGGTGCTTTAGGCGGTGAAACCGGTGAAGTATGGGTACCTGATCTTAAAGCACACCCTACTTTCTTGGCTGACCTGATTACTCAAGCTAAAGATCACATTAATACCTTAACGCCTGCACAACTTGCAGCAGCTAAAGCCCAAGAAGAACTAGAAAACTGGAAACAAAGCTGTGAGGAAGCAGAGCATGCAGGTGACCTTAATCAATTAACTGAGTCGCTTGATAAAGAACACATGTATTACCAGAACATGCGCCAAGCAATGTTAATGAGAGCTAAAGCATTGAATTGCACGTTTGATAAGCAACGTGGCACTTGGATTAGTCCACCTGAATTTAACGGTATCTCAGATCAACAAAGAGATGAACTTCAAAACTTCATAGCTGAACGCGGCCTCGATGTAAAAACAGTTTGTGAGCACTTAGGTATCGATGCCCTTATTCAAATTGAAGCAGCAAAACTTAAGGCAGTTAAACAAGACATTGAAACATTAGCTAAAACGGGGATGACAGCATGAATAATCTAATCACTGCAGCTGAAGCATTTGCAGCTCTTCAAAAAGGTAAAACTGTTCTTTGTCGTCCTATTGGAGACATGTTGGACTTTTCTGACTTAGATCAGTTCCCTGCTTCTGTGTTTGGTAAACCGGATTTTGAATTCTGCATCAAAATCGAAACTATTGAACTGGCTGGCATTACATTCACAAAACCATTGACTATTGATGAATATGAAGAAGGACAGGATGTTTTTGTAATTACTACATATTCGCCTTCTATTTACGTCGTGAATTTTAAAACCACCGCATTAATTGAATCTATTAATAGTGGTTTTGTTCAGCGTGATGCAGAAAATGCCAAGCTTCAATTAAAAGCACTATCTAAAGCGTTAGGTTTTGAAGTTAGTGACGATTTTAGTGTTATTCGTCTTGGTGAGGAACCTAAAAAACAGAGAGGCAAAAAATCAAAAGCTGAAAAGCCTAGTGAAGTTATTTCTGCAGAAACTCAACCAACAATTGTTATTACCGAACAAACAAATGTCATCACATCTGAAGATCTGTTAGTTCCAGAAACTAACGAGCCTAAAGTAGATCCTGAATATCAGAAGGCATTAGATGCTCTTCTACAGCGTGTAAAAGAGTCAAAAACACCTGCAGAAGTAAATGCGGTTTATCGTTATACCCGCACATGGGATGACGAACAAATGAAGCCTATCCTTCTCGCCACTCACAAACGTCTTGAAGAGCTAGAAAAAGAAAAGGCATCTGCTAATGAGCCACCCTCTTTAATGGTTCAAATCCAAACTGCACCAGACCTTACAACGCTAGATGCTTTGGAAATAGACGTGGCTGCACGAGATCCGCAGATTCAACCGAAGCTAATGGGGTATGTGAGAAAACGCCGCTATGAATTAGAAAATCCAGCAGTTTCTCAACCAGAAGCAGAGCCTGATTATCTATTAGTGGATGGCTTCTAATATGAAAGATCAGTACAAGAAAGTAAGCCAAAAACACATGCTTGGTTTTATGTACTACTTGCAATTGCTGGGCTATGTAATAGTCCGGCAAGGCATGGATCAAGCAATGTTTCTAACCAAACATTATGCGGTACCAGTCGCTTGGCGCCGCATAACGATCGACTACAACAACCGTTTAAATAAACCAGCACAACAACTTTATAAAGAGTTTGTTGAGTGGACTAAAGAAGAATATGCAGAGATGGTGGCTTAAATGACAGGTAATGAACGTATCCCTTTTGAATCACAATTCAAAACTACAGAAATTTTTAAACGTGAAAGTGCTATTCGTAAAAATGACATCCTAGCATTCAGTGAAACAATGAATGGCTATTTCAATATTGTAACTAATGATGCTTGGCAGTTATGGAATAAAGCCAAAGCCGAGACGGTGCCAGAGAAAAAGATTTACTTAACCTGTGAGCAATTATATGCAGCAGCAAACTTTGGTGCACCAAACAAAGATCCAGAACTTTTAGAAACTGAATTAACAATTGCTTGGTTTGATGAAGCTCATAGCGGCAGTGGTTACTACGTTTATATAAGTGAGTATCCAGAAGAAGGTGCAATGAAGCTGGAAAGCGAATCGGGAGCTGAGGGATGAGTGAAGTAAACCAACGTTTCGAGCAAGTCTTCAAAGTTTCTATGGATGAAATGAACAAAGTAAATATCGATGTTTATGGCATTGCAATGGCAACTATTATGAAGCCTGCTTTAGTAACCATGAAGCCAATCTTTCAGCTTATTTATGAACAAGGTGTGAAAGATGGTAAAGCGGAAAGTAAGGAGGGGTAAATGGGACAAATAGTTAAAATAGAGGCTAGCATTCTAGAAAAGATTGTTGCTGTAGCTGAACGTATTGCTCAGTCAAAAGAAGAACG